ATGAAGTAAAGATATGCTTTTCATTTGAATATTCCAAATCTGGTACCTGAGCATAAAAAAGGGGCCGAAGACCCCTTTTACTTTATTTTTTCCAAGATTTGGGTAGCCGAGCTACTCATCTTCGGCAATTTCTAATGTCTCTCTTTTCAATACCATTGCTAATACGACATAGATAAATGCCATCGGAAATATTCCTGAGAATAGTGCCATGAAGACGAATACGAGCCTCATTATGATTGGGTCGGCTTCAGGATCAATGTATCTTGATAGTCCGCCACACACCCCAAAGATTTTAGAGTTTTTTCCTGTTGTTCTTCTTACTCGATTATACATAATTTTTACTAATATACCATAATAATCGTACCAAACTACACTTTACCTTAGTAGTCGGTAAGTTGGGGGATTAAGTGATGGGTTAAATTGCACGGTTATGGTGCGTCGGCGTCGGGATCCGTGCGGTTAGGATGATTTTTTTCATAATTAATGAAGTATTGAATCTGTGTCGAACACCACATAATTCCGAGATTCGGTATCCCATTTATCCATGAAGGTGTTTCCAATATAACCCAATGATTTTAGAAATAGTGATGCTCCCTTCTCCCCATTAAAAACAAATGAGAGCCATTCGTATGCCTGTTTATTTACTACGTCGTCATAACCTATATAATCGGTTTGGAATTCTTCAATCTCGTCTGTGTCAATCTCTAACCTTTCTAACCCATGGAGGATCCTATCGCCATCTTCACTTAATGGTGCGTCAAAGTCAAAGTACTCCCCATCTCGGATCTCGTGTTCTCGAACAAAACCACTAGTTATGAAGTATCTCTGGGAAACAACCTCATCGGTGGAGAAGTATATACCCCAACCTCCAAGAGATTTACCATCACCACTTCCAACCATGGACATATCAAATTCATCGAACTTTCTATCTGACCCATGCCATACATTTATTCCTTCAGTCATAAGTTTCCTTAGTTGGGTCTCGGTGATGATGATTTTCTTCATATAGATAAATATGCTGAAAATCATTCAATAAAAAAAGGGGTTGTTACACCCCTTTATATTATTTTATTCAGATAAGTAATCCACACCACCATTGAGATAAATTAGGTAGTCTAAGAGATCCCTAAATGATGTACCTCGAAGTTCATTAGCTCTCCCAAACTTATCATAAGCGTCTTTCTTATCAATGGTAAACCTAGTTTCAACATTATCATTACCCTTGTTAGCATCTACTGTCCCATTCACGGGAGCAATTTTGAATAATCCACTTGATTCAACATACCAAGCAGGTAGACAATAGAAATGACCAACAACATTGATCGGTAATTCCTCTCCTTTAGGGATTATTGGGTCTACTAGTAATATGATATAAAAATCAATTATTTGAGTTGGTTTCAGTCGAACAATAGAAAATGTTTTATTTTTCTTGGTGTCACAATAAGACGTTTTAACCTCGAAGATCTGTCTAGCAACTGAAGTGACGATTTCTTCGGTTAATAAATCATATTTTTCAGATTTAACATTCAAAAACGCATCTCCCTCGTTGTTTTTTGGATTTGTTCCATGTAAAGGTGTGAAATCGATAATAGCACTTTCTAAGTCCCTAGAATATGCCTGAGGGTTTTTCCCATATACGTCGGCAATCATATTTTCAAATCTAATAGTGCGATCCACCACCTTCGTTTTTCTTTTGTGGGCTGCAATGAATTCTTTAAGGTACTTATTATTACTGACGGTGTCACGTTTAATTTGGTTCTCCAACACCACCTTTTCAGTTTCTTTCCTCTTCTTAGCGGTTTCCTTCTCTTTTTTTATAATTTCTTTAGTATATCCCCCAATTCTTGTTTCACATACACCTCGAAAATCTTGGTTGATTTCATACTTACTTGCTTCCTTGATAATTTTAATAAATGTTGAACCGAATAGTTCGTCACAATTTCCGTTCATAAAAACTTCAACTCTTATTCCACTTCCATAACCATCAGGGTTCATTCCTAAAACACCAAGATCTATACCATCACTAACCATTCGATTATTACGAAATATATACATCCCCGCAGTATGTTTATTTCTACCAACATCCTCGGATCGATTCCTAGAAACAAAAGGAATGTTGTAAACACTAAATTTAAAGTTATTCCCCTTGTATTTGAATTCTTCACCAATGACGACTGAGGTGATTTCGGGTAACTCTCTTGAAATTGGATCGATTGGTTCGACTTCTTTATTATTAACAAAAAACCGTTTACCCTGGTCTTTAATGAAATAGTAATATGTCATCCCCATCTTTTCTCTAAGAGATTTCGTGAAATATGTGATATTGTTATTATTCATTCGATCAAGTCTTGAAACCGTAACAATCGTTCCGGTTTCTGAACCAGTAATCTTCATAAATTTTTCATATTCTTCAGACGTACCAATCCTGTTGGGGACGCTGAAATTTTCATTATCCTTAATATCATCATAATCATAGTCAACAATGAAAAATGGTTCGTTTTTCGATTTGGTTCTAATTTCAATATTTCTCCCCATTGATAAACCAGCAGTTTTACCACCACAACCGTAACCACCTAAGAATGTTTCTTTCTCTCTCCCCGTTTCAGATCCATGTTTTAATCCTTCAGCTAAAATCGCCATAGTCATTCCTGATCCATCATCGGCGATCCTCACATATTTATACTCACCTTTAGATTGTTTAATATGTATTCGAACATTCTCAGCATTAACATCAGGATCTAACGGATTATCCGACAAATCGTTAATGGCGGTATAATTATCATGTCCAGAACTTCGCATTGAATTCAGAAACTTGACATTGGGGGTGATGTCAATTACATTACTAAATGGGGGTTGATTTTTGTCATCTCCTAGCGGGGAAGTCCCAAGCATCGGGGATAACATTTTTGAAGATTTTTGGGTTTTAACTGAAGTCTTTGTTTTTTTTGTGTTGGGTCTTTTAGTTGCTTTTTTCATGTTTACATTTTATTTCGAAGACCATTCTTCAAAACGTAGATACAAAGATACTAATAAGTTTTAAACCACCAAACAAATACTAAAGTTTTTTTAATCTAAAATTGGAATTTCCCTAACACATTTGAGTACATATCCCCCCAGCTCAGGGTTTACAGAGTTTCTAATGAGTTGATCTTTTCTGTGTTTAATTTTATATTTCCTCAAATCGAACACCCCTTTATGTGACATTCCTCTTTCATTATGTTTAAGTCCGTCCTTCATATCCATAAATGGAATATCGAAATTAGACCACAAATGATGTCTACCAAGTTTTTGGGTTGGGGCGATTAGTGGTTTATAGAATGGCTTAACATTTTCAACCACCCATTTACAATCGGCAAAATGTTGGAGGAAAAGAATCTCACTATAAAGGGTGAGGTCGGGCATTACCGGGGCGTAGGACCCTCTTTTAGATGCCATCATTCTCATCTTGCTGTGAGATTGACAGGGTGGACTACTCCATATCAAATCAAATTCTTTATAATGATCTAATAGGTATTTGTTAGCGTCACCTACCACTACTGTGTCCTCTGGGAAAAAATCCTTATATATGTCAGCTATTTCCTGATTATATTCAACAGCTGTAACCACAACATTCTTCCAATTTTTTCTATTACCACCAAGGCCAGCGTATAGATTTAAGATTTTTAATTTTTTCATATAATATAATGTGTATGAAGAAAAATATACGAATAAAAAACGGGAAAATCAAATGAAACGGGAAATAAAAAAGGGGAGAACAAGTCTCCCCTTAGTACAGCCCGAAGATTAATGATGGTTTCTTTTTATCTTACTGGAACCGTATTTATTAAATATGTTGTAAATCAACAAACGCCATATTATCGTCAGGTTTACATCACTTTATCGTCATGTGATTCCACCTCTACCTTAATGGTACACTTCTCTAATAAGTAATCAATCTTCCGTTGGTATTGATGTAATGGGTGTCCCTCTTCCTGGTACTGACTCTCTACCTGAGAGAATGACTTTCCCCGGGCGAGACCATACGCTGCGTACATTACACGTAAGTCTTCTCTATTGACGAAATGTTTCCAAGTCGCATCCGAGGGAGAAATGTCTGCGGGATCACCAGGTTTCTTGGTGTTGTTCTTATTTACAGTTTTCCTTTGATTTTTAAAGAATTTCTGCATTTCTACTTTAGCCTTAATGTCGGCCTTCATTTGTCTGATATTAATTTTTTCTATTGTTTCCATAATATTGTTTTTAATTTAATGTTATTTTTATTGGTCAGGGACATTTTGTCCTTGATATTGTCCTTGAGATCACAAATTGTGATTTCAAATATTATGGAGATCTGTTTTTAATTTAAGTTTCTTTCATGAGAATGCGAGTTTTAACTTGTTAGTGGTCTTTATCAACTCAGGTGTCGCGATGTAACAAATAGATGTTAACTGGTCACCGATGTCGGGCTCACGGAATTGAGTGACATTGGCTCCACGCCATTCTAATTTTTCAGACAGATGTTTGAGTTTCTCTTCGTTATCGATTGCTAACGAAACCACGGTGTTTGATGTGGTCTTCCATTCTTTGTGTTGAACGGGGAACTGATCGGCGTAATCGGATACGCTGTGAATTGTTTGTGCTAAGATTTGACCATGGGTAAGGTCTACCCGGGTCACAGTTACTAATTTTACTTACTTCATGTCTAATTGTTTTAAGTGATTATGTATATCTATAAATACTTTGAACTACAAATATAAACTAAATTTTTTAATAATCAAACGCTTTAGCGAATTTTTCTAAACAGTCTTTACATACACACATAACATCTAGGGATATTGTGTTAATTGATGCGAGAACTTTCTTCTCATCACAAAAATCACATTCTAATAAAGAGTCTCCATTTATCATAAACAATCCTCTTTCATGAACGCCTACATTAACAACTTCTCTTTCCATATTGTTTATTTTTGATAATAGTTCCTTTACAACTCTACTGGAAATTTTACCATCGATTTGTGAAGATATTGGGAGTTGTTTAATCGCACCCATTACTTTCCCCATTTCTTGCATTGAAGAATATCCATTTTCATTTATTATTCCAGCGACAATGAGTTTAATTTGATTTTCACCAATCATTTGTGGGAGATAATTGTCAAGAATTTCTACTTCAAACTCGTTCCCCATTTCCTTGGCGTTGTTAGACATCTTACGAATGATCTCTAACTCTGGCAACCTCATCTTTTCGGGTCTCTTCTCGTTGGTTGTTAATTCACCACTAAGAACTCTTAACAAACCCAGTTTATTACTTAACTTTGCTTTCATAGCCGTAACTATGTCTTTTTTTACTTGTTCTTGTAAAGTCATTTCTTTATTGTTTAAATTAATCCGTCAACATTATCCATATCATCTCCAAACTCTTTAACTTGTTTTTTCAATACACTTTCATCATCATCTAACACGCCTCCCATTGTAACCACATCTTTTACTATATTTATTGGTAATTTGATGGCGTGTTTAATTATTTTGCTAAATAGTCCCATAGTTTATTTATTTGAGGGCGAAACGGGACTCGAACCCGTGACAACAACTTTTAAAGAGTCGTGCTCTAACCAACTGAGCTATACACCCTTGTTCTTTTCGTACTCCTTATACCTATAATACGCAGCAATACCAATGACGGTAAGGAGGATACCAGTATTAAACCAATACAGATCCACCTCCATATTCTTACCAGCCCAATGTATAATAAACGACATAAGAAGAGAAATTCCCATTATTAATATAGTGTAAAATCTTTTCATCCGTGATTTCTATTTGCCAACCAACCTGGATCGGCTTCACCTGGGTATTCGTTGTCCTTGTAGTCTTCCGGTTTATAATCAATCACCTCACCAAACGCTGCGATCTGAAACGCATCATTTAATTTTGCATCCCATTTAAGGGTTGCCGATTCGGGTGAAACTAACGACTTGATGGCTGTCTCAAATCTCTTCTGTGCCTCTTCGAACTGGTTGGGCTCGGCCAACCAGTTCAGGAATCTATGAAACCCATCAGCACCTTTAAATTTTTCGGGATCAATGGCAAGTCCAACACCATACAACATATCAAGGAACATGATGTTCTGTTGTTTGGGGTGACGTTCTTTATAAGTTTCGACGTATTTTTGAAAAGTGTCGATATCAAAATTGTCTGTTCTCGGTTGTTTCATCTTATTTGTCTTTTAATTGTTCCATAATATATGCAATAGCTTCAGCGTTCTCATATCCTGAGGCCGCCATACTTGCTGATCGCCCATCTATCTTCATGGCTACGACCACATCCAGACTATCCTTCCACTCATCTCGGCGGAACTGTCCTGGGTTTTCGATTTTATAAATGTCATTTTCTTTCATGTACTCGTCGTGTATTTTATCTGATTCGTTCATCTTATTAAAGTAAAGGTAAACAACATTTTTTATATTTCCTATTTAATTCTCTAATAATTGCCGATTTTTTAAGATTCTCAATATGTTCTATGGAAAATTGTCGCTTACCGTTTTCATCATATTCACTTTCATAACCTCGTTTTTTAACGGTTCTCTCATACATATAACATTTTGTACAATATCCATTTCCCGCGTATTTTTTATCGATAGTACCACATTTAACACAACACTCGTAATTTTTCGACCATTGATCTTCAATTAATACGTGTTCTTTTCTGTGGGTCGATGACGTTACAATTTTAAGATTATCAATTTCATTATCATCTTTTATCCCATTTTTATGATGAACAATTTCTTCGGTTAACAACTTGCGACCCAAAAAATTTTCCATTACCCAACGATGTTCTAAAACTCTCTGCCCACCTTCCCAAATTTTAACATACCCATCCTCGGTATAAATGGGGTTGTGATTGAAATCACTATTTTTCTCACCTAATTGATTTTCGGATTTTGTTCGAATATGAAGTCCATGTTTTTTAAACATTCGCCCAATTGATTTTCCACTTTTATTAATTAAATCACCCACTTCTTTCAACGTTTTACCTTCTTCGTATTTTTGGTGGAGAACAAAAACATCGAGTTCTATTTCCGATGAGCCACAAGGACATGGATCGTTTCGTCCAATCTTAATTGATGGTGGGTCGGGGACATGTGCCTCAACCACTTCCTCTTCCACCCCATTGAGGTGATTGATTTCGTGTTGCCATATCTGACCCTCAAACCCTTTCCGGATTTCCCTGTGACGTTCCCCATCCATGGTGAAATAGTCCACCTCCACAGCACGAGATCTCTCAGCGAAAATCTTCCTCAATTTCCATGTCAGGCAACCTTCACTCTTAATTTCTTTCATACCGATTTCCTGGGTGATGTGTGGATCTATTATGATACTGAATTCTTTGGTCTTCAAAGCCCTCAAGGCGAACGCCCGAACCATAAACCTCTCACCATCCAATGAACATTGATTGGCTGCCAGGCCGACAGCGGTGTCTTGGGTCTCAGCGAACGTCAAGAAATCCATTAACTCGGCACGATGCATGTCAATGTATCGTGTTGCATCTGCGAACACAACATCATTGAGTCGTGGGGTCTGTTCATTAGGTATTATTTCAAATTTCATGGATTAACTATTTTGCTTCTTCGTAATCTGTTTTATTTACCATTGTTATCGGGGTTTACTATGGCGGATGTAAAATAATCACATTCCTCCTGAAGTGATAGTGATAATTTTTCTGCGGTTTCTTTGGATAACCCTGATTCAACTGTGGTATAACCAACAACGGGACATCCAATTAACACTGAAAATGTCCCCTCATCTTCCATTATATTATTTTTTGTGGTTGTAAATTCCTTATCTTTGGTATCATCACCACCAATTGGTTATTTTTTTTCCACTTATTTAAGAATTTTATAACACCCTTTGCTGATTTTAAGGTTAAACATGGGCCAACTAATTCCCGTTCCCCCGATGGATTTTCTAGTAATACATTATGGCTCTATTCTAACTTAAGAATGATATTACATCCATCATCTAAGTGTTTGATATTGTGATCTTCTGTTGTGAATATTTTCATACATCCCTAATATGTTTCCAAAATCGCTGGTTTAAAATGACAGGAAACTCTTGTAATGGCTGATTTTATTACTGTTTCACTCAATCACTCTTTTATTAGAATAGAGCCTACATTATAAGTTCTTTCGGTTTCCATAATATCTATTTTAAATATGACAATCGTATATGCTCAAGAGGGCATCATCTGGGAGTTCAGTGAGAACTTTATTGAACTGTTCGACCCATTCTTCGGGGGCTTTCTCGTCACTTACACATCCCCACCAACCCATCCCACCTTTCTCATACCACTCACCATCCTTAAGGACAGCAAACGTGGAGACACCAACCTGTCTTTTAAGGTATTGCTCTCTCGTCTCAGGAATATAGTTTTCACGGGTACCAGTGTTTTCAATTCCATATTTAAAATAACCCATACCTGGATCTGGTTTACTACTATCATATTCTTTTAAGAAGTCTTCATAGTTTTGAGTTGAGTCTTTAAGATTCTTTTGTTCCATCCTGGCGAAATCGATATCACCCTTATGTGCTTGGTCTACCCAATTTGCTCCGATATCCTTTTTTTCATTTGTCCAACTTTTCTTCCCTTGTACACCTTTGGCGGTCGGCCTTATTTTAAAGAACCCAGCCCATCTTCCACCTAGTTCATGCCAATCCCATTTGGCCTTTGGGTTGAAGTCGTACCCTTGTCTCTCATGGTCCTCGTTGCCGTGCCAGTCTGATAAGTAGTCATTATAAATGGGGTACTTATCTTTCAGGGCAATTTTTTTCGGAACTCCAATTTTCCGTATCCGAATCTCCCCTTCAAAACAGGTGTCTGGATTTGGGTGGGTTGAATCAAGAATTTCCTCAACCTCAAACCATTGAGATCCTTTACATCTTTTACCACCTTCAACGACGTAATGTCCTTTATATTTCCCACCGTTTTTGTAGTAGTTCATCAGCCCAAGTTTAGGGACGGTATAATCAATAACCCTTCCGATCTTAGAGTTTTTGAGTTTGTTGTATAATTCTTGAGTTATTTCCATTCCCCAAGAGGAAGAGGAAGCACAATAGAATTCCTTTGTTGATTCGGTGAGGTATTCTTTCTTATACTCGGCGGTTTGGTCATTGAACTCAACCCTGAGATTTTCATCAAAGGGTTTTAGTTGATCTTCGGGGTTTGAACCCACCACAAGTACGGTAAAATGAGACATGTTAATTGATTTAAGTTAATATCATTACTGTACAAAGATAAAACATTTTTTTTAAATATACAAATTATGTAATATATTTTTTAAACCCATGATGAGATTTTCTTTTGCCAGATAACACAGAATTTAGATTAGTTCGATGTAATTTATGTTTATCAGCAAATCTTTTTAGGTTTTTTCCCATATAAATTACCCCATCTGGGCCAATAAAGGAGTATTTTTTTGCCCGTTTACTAATATTTTCTTCACTTTGTTTTAAACCTATTTTAGATTTCCTTATTTTTTCAATAGCGTCTTTAGACATTACTTTATTTTTATGAGCAAGTGATAATTTGTTTCTTGTTTCTTGACTCACAGGACGACCCATCAATGATTTTGATATCTTCTCCCTAGTTTCATCTGAGAGTTTACCGATATTTGGGGAAGCGGCAATTGGACAAGTATTATATCCGTTTTCTTTTAAAAATGGTTTTAAAATATCAAGATAATGTTGTTCTCTTTCAATTAACGTTTTTTTAGTTATATCTTTTCTATCATATTCTTCTAAAACAACAACCTTAAAATTCTCATTTCCATATTTATTAAATGCATTTTGTAAATGTGGGGAGTGGTGATTATTATTCATTAATTCTCGTAAATGTCTATTAATTCTACCTCGTAAATTTACAGATGATCCAACATAAACTTTATCATCTATTTCAGAAATTATTTTATATATCCCCGAATTGGTTTTTAATTCTATATAATCCACATTTATAAATATGGACTACCACAGTAAAGTGAATCATTTCTTGGATTTTTTCTTACCAAATTTCTTCACGTAATCATGGTACATGAATTTGGTGGTTGGGATAACACCCTTTTTGTCAAGCTCGTCGGGTTTGAATAGTTTAAATCCAGTGTGTTCAGGATTCAAATATATGTCGTCAGTATTTTCGAGTTCTTGGGTGTAGACATATAGTCTATCTTCCTCGCCATTACCCTCATTTTTGTGTTTGTAGTTGTCTAGGTACTTGAGTTTGGTGAGGTCAAGGCTTGCCTCCTCCTTGGCTTCCCTTTTCGTCCCTTCTAAGGGGGTTTCATCGTCTTTGACGTGTCCACCTACCAAACCGTACTTACCCGGGTTAATATCGTCCGGATGGGTGGATCTTTTAAACAATAAAATCTTGTCGTCAACTATTAATAACGCTAATCCTATTCTTGCCATTATTTTTTAATTATATTTCCTACTATTTGTGTTGGTTTACCTTTGTCGTCTGTTTTATAAATAACCTCGGTTGCCAGTAAACGCACCCATCTACCATTTTTATGTTTCATTCGATACTCATGCTTCAGGGTTCTATGTTTTAGTCTTTTGTATTTGGGGAAGGTTACGTCAATATAGATCTTAAAATCTTTAGGGTGCATCAGGTTTTCAATAAGATTTTCCCCCATTTTTTTAACTTCCTTATCCGTGTAACCAAGAAGATCCTCAATACCTCTATTAGTATATACGTTTTTCTTCTCAATTAGGTCATAAACATATATCACAGATGGGCTGACATTTAAAATAGATTCGATAAACTTTTTATCATCTTTCATTTTTTTCTCATCGGCCTTATATTGGGTGATATCATAAAATATGACCACGAACATATCTTTGCTCTGGCTATAAGCCGTCACATTAAAATGTTTATCTCTAAGAGAAAAATAATTTTCAAATTGGACTGATTTCCCCGTTTTTACTACTTCTGCGTAATTATTTATACAGTAAGGTTCTATATCTGGTAAAATTTCTTTTATAGTTTTTCCGACGACATCAACACCCTTCCACCCAGTTAATTTTTCGAAAGCATCATTAACCATAATATATTCATAATCAATGGGGACACCATCAGTATCATATATCATTTTATGGGCAGCGAAGCCCTGTTCCATGTTACCAAATAACTTTCTGAATTGTTCTTCGGATCTTTGCAACTCATTTGTAATTTCAAATTGGTCAGTAATATCATCAACAAATGCTGTTCCGTATATAACCTCCCTATTAATATCCTTAATACCAACGCCATGAACAGCAACCTTAATTTCCTCACCGTTCTTGCGGATATATCTTTTCTTCATAGAAAATTTCGTTGTTTCCAAAGAAAACATTTCCTGAAAAAGCTTTTTGTTTTTAGGCCGATCATCAGGATGTGTCACATCAAAAAAAGAAAGTTCCATAAGTTCTTCTTTGGAATAACCCACCATCTGTTCATATGCTAGATTTGTGGTAATAAAATCACCAACCATATTAACAGTACATATTCCAATAGGTGATGAATTAACAAGTAGATTTAATTTCTCTTCGTTTAGTTTCAACGATTTCTCTGCTTGTTTGCGTTCAGTAATGTCTATGAATATCTCCAACATAGCTTTCTTACCGTTAAACAACATCCCAGTGTGGTGAATGTCATAGGTTTTACCACTTAAAACATTATAAGATATGTGAAAATCACTTACTCCCACCACGATTGGTTTACGTAACGGACAATTTGAACATTGAGTTTTATCGTCCTGGTAAAGTTCCCAACATTTTTTCCCGATAGCGTCTTCACCGAACATATCCTTGAAGATGTCATTTTGAAATAAGATAGTCCCCGTTTCATCCACGATGTCCATGGGAAAGGGGATTGTTTGAATTAAAGTTTGAACTAATTCAAACCACGACATTACAATCATAGGCTTTTTTAATAAATACCCTATATCCTAGAAAGGTTCATAGCGCCGTCAAGATAACCCAAAACTTCTGGTACCAAATCATAGTCACCATCACCACCCACATAATCAAGATCCATAACCATATGTACACTAATCGGGATCTGAATGTTTCGATGTGGTGGGGTGTTGTAAGGGATCTCTTTAAATAGAGGTCTCCAATCATAACCCTCGAACAATTCTTCCACCCCAATATTTAAAATCTCCTCTTTTAGTAAAAGATCGACAGGGTTTATATCAAACAGAAAATGTTTCGTCTTATCATCGTCTTCAATGAGACCAGTAAACTGATGATAATTTTCCGTATAATCAATATGACCATTATCTTTCCTTACACACCATTCAGGTATAGATTTAAAGAAGTGATGTCTTGGCCTATCTTTCACGGGTTCACGCATCTCGAAGAAATCCTTTAAGGTGAGAGCGTACGGAATGATACTTAGAATTGTTTTCATGTCATTTTTCTTTAAAATACCCACAATTTACCCCAATACACCTATTACCTGGGGTGTCCTTACAAGCACAATATCGTTTACCCTGTGCTTCATCAAAAAATTCACATATACTATGTTCTGTGGGTTCATCCATCTCGACAAACAATTTGGCTATCTCCCAATACCTTTCCCTTGGGATCCTTTCATATCTAATGCGGATAATATCGTTCCAATGTAATTTAAAGGACCGACGTTTCAATTTTTCATCCATAAAGGATATGGTGAATTCTGAGTCGTTCCACCCAATATACTTTTGAACCCCATAAGAGTAATAAACCTCCCCATCATTGTTTCCATATGAGGTGATTGTAAGTTTGGCTTTAGTAAACAACGCATAGAATACCTCATACTCACGATGTTGGGCTCCAGTGTTGGTGGTGAGCTCAAGTTTATACGCCTGGTTTTGAAGGAAACTGAAATATCTATCAATCAATATTTCCTTTGTACATCTCCCGCTGTTACCATCAATAGGAATTGACCGTTCCAACTTATCGTGGGCGGCTTCAATCTTCCTCAACCATTCAATATCAATTTCTTTCATCTTTTGGTCTCCCATCTTTTTCCCAATTATCAAATTCATTCATTTCTGCGTTTGCCATTTTCATTGCTAACGCCCGGAACGCCTTTCCATACTTCTCTTCCTTCTCATCCGTCCAATATCCATCAGGAATGTACCCGATATCAATTAAAAACGATTGGATCATCATTTCATTAAGGACACTTAATCGGGTCTTCAATGGAATTTTCTTCCGGAGTCTCTCTATTACACCCATCAGTCAGCCTTTTCATAGTTCATGATCTCCATGTATTCCTCTTCAGGGACTTCAATTGAACGAGTTGGCGCCCCACATGATGGGCAATAGTCAACTCTCCATAACTTTTCACCCACCTTTATTGAGGGCATAAGGAATATTCTGACGTTTTTTTCATTCACATAACTGAACCATTGAAAGGTCCGAGCCATTTTCTTATACGGTTTGCAGCAAAATTGTGTTTTTTCCATATGTCAAAGATATGTAATAGAAATGTAACCACCAAATATTTGGTGAATTATTTTTTAGTTGGTTCGAACTCTTCTTTCAATTTGAGGTAGGTCTCGTGACGATCTTGCTTACGGTTTGCCAGGTATCCAGCACTTTTTTCAAGCCGTTCTTTTTGTTCTTCGTCGGTTTCTAATCGTGGACGGAGGATAGTGAGTTCAGTAAACGGATCCCATGAATTGTTTTCTGAATGGTATCCTGGATCTGAATGATAACATAGAATGTCAGTGGGTTGGAGATCCGTTGGTAAATCACCAAATGGAATGTCGTGATCTTCACCATCATATCGTTTAGTGAAAATCTGATCGTGGACGGTTTTCGTTGGTTTACTCATGTCCACATCATGTGCAAATAGATATGCGTGTGCTTTTTTCATTGGGCAAATATAAACTTTTTTTTCTACAACACCAAAAAAGGAGGGATTATTTCCCGTAATTATCGTTTCCAAACGTATTCATGGGACTACTATCGTCGGTTAAGTCTGGACCTGGATCTACGAGATCCCAAAAATGTTCATCAACAATTTCTTTAAATTCTACTGGGATGTCGATCTGACTCTCAACCAATTTTTTCCCAAAATCTCGGAGGATTTTGTTCTCTTCGATAGGAGGTTCTAATGCCCGCTCAAATGAAAATGAGAAGTCGACCATCATATTTAAAAGTTTATCTCTAAACCTATCGTGACAGTCGGGGTAATAGTTGTCAATTATTGAATTCGTAATAGTCTTTCCGTTCTCCCATTTGATTGTGTGTAATTTGTTGATGTAGTCAATTAATGGTTGTTCGTTCCCAGATCGTGAACACTCTTCAGCAAGTTGGGTTATTTCTAAACGTTCTCTATGATTGTATTCTCTCATTTGTCTTTATATTTTATTATGTTTAACCCATATTGTAACCCAGCCTCAAGTGCGTCTTCATACGTTTTAAATCCAATTCCACCATTTCCAAGATATGCTTCTATTCGATGATATTTTGTTGTGGCACATATAAAGAAATACCCATCATGACCCTTTACAGCAAATTTCCTGTAATTGACCTCGAGCTGAATGTGGTGTCTTTCCCTCAACCATTTCTGAAGGAGACCTTGGGTCGGGGCAGGAAATATCTCCTTACTACCTCTGAGATGAATGTCTCTAGTCCCATCTTCATTATATGGTAGGGTGGTTTGCATCCAATCATTTGTTCTACCATTAAAAACAAACCCAGCTTTTTTGGCTGATTTGGCTGTCTCAAATGATATCACATCTTCCATCAATAATGTGGGTCTCTTCCGGGTAGATTTCTTCTTCATCACTTTATATTTATTCGAATTAAGGTACTGTGAGTACTATAATTCGCCTTTATTTACACTAGAATCGTTCTTTTCCCAAAAATCCCTATGATGGTTTATTTGTTCTTCCAACCCTTGGGGTTTACCCATAATCCCCCTATAAACTGAAGTCATAATTATGGATGACATGTCGTCGGGATGATGAATACCAAGTATTTTAAACCATCTTTGTAAGTCCGAACCAGACCACAATCCCCAGTCATTTCGTATTGAGGTGCCAAATCTATGATGAAGGGAACATATGAAATCATTCTCATCTTTAGCTTCTTTGGCGAATTTTATGTTCTCTTCATTAACGAGAACTTTAATAGCGTCCTCAAGGGTATAGGGGATTATTAAAGGTTCTATAATATTATCTGGTTCATTATCTTTTTTATAATAATCACTCCCTGGTGAATGAACTGACAAATCGTAAGGGTCCCCGTCATCTTCATCTCTAAACTCTGATGCTCTTTTCATTAGCTTATTGTAGGTTACGTCTGCACCGATATCAATGGAGATTTCTGTAACATCTGTGATCTTAACATCACCGTTGAGATATACTTCCCACTCGTCGTCAACATCCATATCATAGTATTCACTTGACAATGCAATCGAACCGACAGCCTCTGTAATGGCTGACTGAGATTGAGACTCAATATGCTCTTTTTTGATATAGTGTGGAAGCATACCTGTGACTTTGAACTTCGCAGTGATTATATACGTTTTCTTTTCGTTGTTACTATCGTCGATCATATCACAGCGTTCAAAATATCATTTATTTGGTCAACAGTCTTATTAACCTCTTCTTTTGATTTGTCGACAAGATCTAATTGTCCTTTAATTTTTGTGAGAAGGTTTTTCACGTTTACGTACTCCTCGTAAGTTAAAACTTTTTCCATCATTTTTGATTGTTTTTTGCTATATCCTCGCCCATCTTAAACGCTTGTTCGGGGGTCGGGGATCCGTTATCTTTTATTGTTCCGAAAATTGGGTGGGAACAGGTGAATAGTTCTTCAACTCGTACGCGAGTCTCATCATTATAATACCCAGCAAAGTATCCCAAATTTGATTTGGCTATGTCCTCGGCGGTCATGTCATTATCCCTTGGTTCTTCGTCAAGATGCTTCTGAATATGAGTCACATAATCAGTAAGGTATTGTTGAGCATCGAGTGGATTGGTGATCTCCATAGCGGGACCGAGTGTTTCACCAATTGTTAAAATCTCTTTGTTTTCAGGATTGAATTTCGTCATTTTCTTCTTCTTTAAGTTTTCTGATTCTTTCTTCGAGAAATCTTTCTTGACCACTCATATCCCCAGAACACAATTCACTTCCATACATGTCCCATAAGGATCGATTAGATTCTTTCAAATTTTCGAGATCTACTTCTAATTCTTTAATACTTTTACTCATAACATAAAATATAAATAAAATATTTCAGATTACAAAATTTAGATAGATAAAATGTTGGGGTTATTCGGCGTCTTCGGAGTACTCCTCTTCAGATATGAGACTGACATAATCTCGGATTACATCTATTGGGGCGTTGTTGGTGTTGTTGGATGATTTGAATTTGTGTTGGATATTGACTTCTGAGGTACAGAAATCGTTCTCTTCTGTTATGGGGTCTTCATCTTTATTTACGATGCCGACACCCTCCGGGGTTCTTACGTGATCACCCACTGTAAAGTATGTAAAATATAAAACGCCTTCTTTCATAACGGGGAGAAATGATTTTATTCAATAATAAATATGATGGAGTTTTAATTTCGCCACAATAATTTGATTAATATCATGTTTTAGTACAACGATATTACCTTTTCATTTCCACCGAAAGGGGACCAAACTTCTGTTTCATAAGACTCCCCATCAAAGGCGTCTCTGAATGTTTTTACTTTCTTATTACCAGTTTCACTACCAAAAATTCCACCAAGAGGAACGTCCGCCCCATTTAGTTCGAAATTGCTACTTGTGAGAATCACAGTTGCTTCGGGATCTTGTCCCTTCAGTTGTTCAATTAGATCTTTTACTTTCATATCTTTTTTTATTTACCGTACCAGAGATACACTCGTTTAAATGCTGCAATTGAATAATGGTCGATGGTGTGTTCGGTCTCCTTTACATGGCCCCAATCTTCAGTGTATAATCTCCACCCATCACTATTACTCACGTCTGAATCTTGTAGGTCTTTATCCCAATCATCAAGTTCAACTTCTTTAGATTGGTCTGAGTCCAACCATTCCCACAATAGGTTTGTTAGTTCAGCCTCCTTTATAGGTTCAGGTTGTCCCATTCTATTTGTGAATGGAGTTGGGTTGTGACGGGAATCATTGTGCCAGGTTAGAACTAATCCCTTTTTCTTGGAGAAATACCAACCCCTCACATTTTCTTTATCACCATACTCGTTTAATAACAATAGTTGTACCGCTATGAGTAATTGTTCGATTGTCTTTCCGTTTACGTCAAATATTCTATTGTCCATTATCGTTTTCTTTTATGAACATATGGGATAGATGAAACCATTCCACCAATCAAACAGATAGCGACGATTCCTAAATATATCCATTCACCAATGCTAAGATCCATCTTCTAGGTTGTTAAGTAAGTTACGAACTTTTTCAATATGTTTATGATCCATTGGTTTCCCACAGGTATTCAGTTTAACGAATGTTTCATATATTCCACGTTTGTCCGGGTTTTCAAGAAACCCATATGTGATACCATGATTCCTAAACGTATGTTTATCTCGGTTGGATAATTGTGAGAAGTAAACACCCTTATATGGGAACCTATCTTCGTAGAATTCACACAGGGCGGTTAGTCTTTGTTTACCGTCAAGGACTTGGTAGTATCTTCCCTTTGTTGATTCGTTAAGTTGAACGAACACTATTTTACCGATATCAACATTATTATATATACTATCAATCAGTGACACTTTATCCTCAAGTTCCCACACATGTTCACGTTGATACTCAACATCGAAATCCATACCTGCGTGTGGGGCATAGACCATATGTAATAAAGAACTTATTCTAGAATTCAATTGTCGGATATAATATTTTTCTTCTTTGGTGAATTGATCCTTCTGATCCATATTATATTTGTATATATCTTGCCAAGGTTGAACATGAAATTCATCCCGGGGTGAGTTCCTTGATCTTTCTACCCCGATGGCTTCACATACATAGAAAAGTCCATCTGCGTGTATTTCACGGATGTATACCTCATCATGTGCCCCAATCGAAACACGTTCACCTATTTCAAAAGAACGAGTTGGGTTCAATGGAATGATGTTCAATTCGACGGCACGTTCTAAGTCCACTATATTACGTGCTACTAACTCTTGTTCGAGTTCTTCGGGGGATTTTTGTTTTCTCTTAGCCATTTCTTTATTTTTAGTATTAGACACTTCAAATATAAGGATAATAATTGTAACTACCAAATAAAAAACCCTCAGATTTCTCCGAGGGTTAGTTTGACCTATCCTTGCTAGCTGATGCCAGGTAAACTCCTGGAGAATAGATCCCTGTATCTTAATATTTAACTTTGAGAGTTGGCACTACACTACTACCATCAGGTAGAATAAGTATAAATGGACATCCATTAGCAGCTTTTTTTCGAGCCAAAGACCAAGTATATAACATATCTTCATCGATACTTAAATTTTCGGTGTTGTAAGTCCATTCACCACCATCAAACTTTATCCATATTTCAATGGGTCCAGCTGGAACGGGATCATACTTATATGAACTCCCATCAGTTAGGCGTTTCTCATAATTCTCCACGATGTCTCCCCATGTCACATCGGTTTCAATTGTCCACCCAGTTTCGTTTGCGACCGTCACGGTGCCGTCTTCATCTTTTTGGCAACTAACCATAGTTAATGTGATTAATGCGATAAAAATAATTCCAAATGTTTTCCTCATGTTTTCTAATTTTTGTTTTTAGTTATTATTAATTTAATTTTATATTCCAAAAGTCCACCCTGCGGTTAGACCATATGTTACTACGGTGGCGTATTCACACCAACCAAGACCGACTTCACCCTTTATATTGAAACTAGAGTACCATTGTAATTTATAACCGAGATTCACAATTCCCATTGCGGCTGTAAACCCATCAGTATATGCCCCACCATTATAGTATGTTTCTGAACGATAACCTTTCTCGGCGATACCAACGGACACATACAAACCACTCTCATCCGGTTTATAATCTGTCCATGCAAGATATGCAGATAATGACGTGATAGCACTGCCAGATCCAGGCATTGTCGATGGCATTATCCCTCCACCAATTTCAAGATAATTAAATTGATATGCTACACCAACCATACCCATAGTCCACGAATACCCACCTTGAACAGTCAGGGCTTGTGCTTCTGTTTCGGCGTTGACGGCGAATAGTAAAGCTATGGCCATCGTTAGAGATATTAGAATCTTTTTCATGTTTAAAAATTGTTTAGGTGTTAAAAAGTAAATAAAAAAAATGTAAATTCCAAATTCCAATCATATTAATTTAATTGGATTTGAGTCTCTATGATCTTTTGTTCCATAAACACATGGTTCAGTTGGTATAATTCCGTCCATGGTGTTCCCCCACAAACCTTGTGAATAATAATTGTTTAATTCACTCATAGGAATTACCCAATCAGGACGACCCGCAGCTTCACTTAATAACTCACAAGCTTGTTTTTTCGTATAGCTGCGACATAGAAGTGACCACGATCATATTCTTGACCGTGACCTCTACCGTTCCATATTTTGGGGGTCTTTGCCATTACTCCGAAGTTTTAAGGAGACGGAATTCCTGTTGAAGTTCTTTCTTCGTGAAGTGATTGAAATTCTTCACGTATGCGGTGAACACCTTAATCTCCTGTCCAACGAAATAGTTTTCAGGATATCCCGCTTTACCCCTATGCTCATCACCCATGTCACCCGAATAGAGACTCCGTAAAATGCGACCTTCAGGATATTGTCTTTGATTAAGTACTCGGCCAGTGGAGATCTCTCTCCCCCTCTTCTTTCTGAACTGTTGTTTATCAGAACAAATTGCGATTCCCATCTGGAGGTCGTCGTCTTTTATTACACCTGCGATGGTGTATCTGAATCCGTCAACGGTTTTACCGTGGAAGTACATCACGTCGATCTTGTCGTTTGTTTCTGTCATAGTTTTTATTTTATACAACAAAGATAGAAAATATCTTTGAGACTACCAAATCTTTTTTACTCGAATGAGCCGTATCGTACTTTTTCATCAACTTTAACCCCACACAACTCACAATAGTAATAAGTCCAGTGCTCGGATTTGTTTAAATAACCACCCGATACGTTGTGGAATTCAGTCCTCACCTTTTCGTGGGTACAATACTTGTTCAGTTCAAGGGTGGCCTCGATGATCAACAGTTCAGCTTTATCTCTAACCACCTTTAATTTCTCTAACTGTACAGAAAGATCCAGAGCCCTTTTGTTTTTGATTTGATCTTTTTTGAGGATTTCCTCTTTTTCTATTCTAAGATCAATAATTTGTTTCTCCTTTTCTTCTATTAGTTCCTGTGTTGATGGACGGTCAGGGCCGTCGTAATGATGTACCATATATGTGTTTTTATTCGTTAATAAACAAATCCTTTAAATCGTCTTCTTCGACCATCTTCCACTGAGGGGAGCTGGCTTCCCAAGTATTCACGCCTGACCACCAATTATATTCAATTTCATCAAATGACTCGTAACCGTATTGTTTGTAGGTTTCGAAAAATCTACAATCATCAGGGCGTAAGTCAAATTTATTGACTACCTCCTGTGCCAGTTGCTCGGACGCATTAGTTACTGATGTACCAACACCCATGTCGATGAAACAAATGAATGTGTCACCATCATCGGTAAACATTTTTACTAAACATTGGGATGGGTGTACCCCGTATCCCTTAAACTCGTGGATAAATTCTTTTGTCATGTTATTCAGGTATATGTTCAAATACTCCGTTTTCGTCGGGATCTCCCCATTTTCTTTTCTTATTGATTTCAAGCTTCTCAAACGATGCGTCGAGAAGTTCGTTTACGTTGATATCTTCGTGTGCCGCCACATCCAATAAAAGGGTGAGACAGTCAGCAAGTTCAAATTTAACCCTAGTTCTTCTTTGGGGTTCATCCTTATCACGTAAATTCTCTATAGCCTCAATAACCTCATCGACTTCTTTCTTGAGATGATGGGCAATTGGTAGTCCTGTTCGAGGTGATCCAAATGTTATGTCACTCCATTCTTTAATGTTATCCTGAAGAGTTTGTAATCTGTTCATAGGATAAAATATAAGGAAATAAAACGACTATCCCAAATTTTTAATTATAAACTTTGAATGGACTTCAACATTTCGATGAGTTCTGGTTGAGGATGGATGTTATCATCAAATAAATCAAGATTCTTTAAAAGAAAAGATTTATCATAAAAATTTACAGTTGATTTTTTAACATCCCATCCTTTGGATTTCCCGTTTTCTTTTAAGGATTTACTTATGGACTGATATGTAACATTGTTTATATTAGCCGCATGTGAAATACTAAAACAATATATAACATTTCCATTTTTTTCAAGAGTAATTTCAACCCTATTAGGTAAATTTACCACTCGTTTTATTTTCTCATGATTAGATTTTTCTCTCCCTAAATTAGCTTTTATTAATTTATCAATTATCCATTGTGGTCTTTTTTTACCATACATTGGATTATTAATACCATAGCTTCTTATTGATATTTTTTGTTTCGACATAGGTGTGTGATTTTTACCCATCATTGGAGCAGATGAATTTATAGCAATATTAAATTTATTTTTAATGTTATCCATATAATATTGCTCTCGTAATAATATAATCGAATTCTCGACTTCTTCCACAACTTCAAAAATTAAAGAATCTAACCCATATTTGTTTACAAATCGTTGTAAATGTATATTTCGATGTTTGTTGTTTAATAAATCTCTTTTGTGTTCGTTCCATCTTCTATTAAGATTTATTGTACTTCCAATATAAACCCTATCATCGATATGTGTCCATATTTTATATATAGTTCCCATATTATGATATTGATTTCAATCTTTTTAACATCCCAATCATCTGTGGATCAGGGTGTATATCCGATTTATCTACCCGAAAACTAGTGTGCGACCATATTCCAGATTTACCCATTTTCGCCTCAGATGAAACATCCCACATATTTTCATTATAATCCAACGGGATTTTGTATCTATCTCTCCAAAACAATAAAAGTTCACCAACAGTTCGAATCTGAGCCTCCGTGTATTTTTCAAAATAGTTATACCCACGGAATCCTTCTGGATAATATTCCATTGGGACATCGACAGCGTTCCCATAATATGCATAGTATTTCCTTGAGTTGGTGAATTTTGGGTTAAACATGAAACTCTCTAGATACCTGTTTGGGTGTCTAAACATTTTTAGTGACCCAGTTCCTGGTTTCAACCCGCCCCAGTTATCAATTTCAATCCCGATTGATCTCCTGTCCTGATCATGGTCGCCCGCACCGATATGGTACGCCCAATATTTAGATGAAAATAATTGCCATGGTGTACCGTCACGGGCAATAATGATACATGTCCCAACCCGATATTTGTTTTTAATCCAAGTGGAGACATCACCATTAATATTTGGGCCTGAAACGGTGTGGTGTAATAGGATTTGTTCCTTCTTATGAATCTCCTTAAAGTATTTCTTTTCAGGGAACGGATAAGTTTTTATCTTAGATAAATTGAGGGGTTTTAAATCTGTATACATGGCGTTCTTTTAATATAAATATAGAAAACCCCGAACTTTTCAGCCCGGGGTTCATCATTTAATAGTACCATGACAAGTGGTGTCTTTATTACATAAGGGGATGGATGTCCTGTTCCTTAACTGTGCGTTCACGTCTCCAAACGGATATCTGTTCTTTAATCTGACTCTTTATTTGATTCCCATCAGTGACACCATAAATACGAAACATGGGGATTAATGGGTCGGATGTGACGAGTACAACGTTAGATAAACCGAAGATCCGTAAAAAGAACGGTTGTTCAAATCGGATGGATTTGATCCTGAAATAATGTACTTCTCTTGTCAGGACTGAGAACACACCTTTTCTTTCAGCAATTGTCTTTTCATGGAATTCAAATGACCAACAATTAACTATTAGCCATTTAGCGAACCAAAGTACACCACTACCGACACATAAAAAATAAATTTGGGTGGAAAGTGCCAGTATGATACCACCTAAGAATAGAAGCACCCATCCGATATTTACAAGTTGGGATGGTTTGATGATGAATTGAACATCATCCGAATCTGTTTCTACTAATTTTTTGACCATTTTCTTTGTTTTTAGTTATTAGACAATACGAATATACGGCGAAGAATTGGTTCTGCCAAATATTTTAGTATAAATCTTCACTATGGAGTTTGTTTCCCCGGACATCGGTAATGTCGAGAACTTGGTTGGCTGTGAGGGCGATTTGTAACCCTTCAACTCTGTCAACGAATCGGTTTTCGTTAGTTAGAAACCCTTGGATCTCTTCACCCGCCTGATATTGAGGTTTCCCGGTGATGGCCACCTGTTGGTATAAACAATGTGGGTGTCTATGACCTGAGAATATAATCCCTCGGTCACAATTTGTTGGTCGAAGTAAACTACTAGGGATGTCGTTATCAACTAAAGGAAAATCCTTATACCATACCGCTGCACAAAGTATATGTTCCATATTAACGTTTCCAACTTTCATTATCATCGAATGGTAACCAAGATACTACTCCCCACTCGAATAATAGGGATTTTCTTTCTTGTTTCTTTTTCTTCCGGGGGAGTTTCCTTGATTCAACCCACTTTTGGCGGATGTCATCTTTCCATTGATTGTTTTCCAAAATGAATAACATACTGACACCCATCGCCATTACTCGGTCTATACTACTCATAACATCCAATTTTTTGACCGTCAACAACAATATCTTTACCATTAAGATACCCCTTAGATAGGAGTATGGCCTTTTCAATTTTGAATTCGGGAAGAGGTTGGTATGGTAATATTACACCCTCAAATCTTATGAGTAACCAATCCTTAATATATTCTCTCGTGCTGATGTCATAGAATTCAGGACAGAGTACATTGATGAAATAATGAATATTACTCATGTGTTGGTGATCCATCTCTTCCATGGTCACAACTCTACCGTCATATGTCGTCCAGTGGTTTTTCATTGGTCTTTATTTTCAAATTCAATTTCTTCTTTTGTCATAGGAACGATTTTGTAACCAAAACCTTGTTTACTTACCCATTCACCACACTCAAAGATTGTTCCAACGAACGCGTCATTATTCTCATCCTCGTGGTAAACCATATCAAGTACTTTATGAGTTTTCCTCTTAAGGGTATCGTACCATGCCTCAAAAGCCGTATAGTATCCCTCAGTATTTAACTCTAATTCATCTGAAGCATATAATCTCCCAGCCTCAAATGCGGTTTCTAAGTTTTTTTTATCGGTCATGATTGAATTAATGAGTGAAGTTTTTCTTCGTCAGATATCTTTACAATTTGATTCCAATACTTTGGCATCATTTTGTATAATGATGTCATTTGTTTATCGGAAAGAAACTTTCTCTTTTGAAATTGGAGGGCGAAAGATGTGAGGATTTCTCCATCTCTACCATTAAACCCAATACCATTATTATATATGGTATCTTTTGATTTTTGTTCGTCAAGGGTTTGATTTTCAAAGATTTTGAGGAGACCTTTAATAGCCCACGACCTATCGTTCGCAAGTTTCTCCTTTACGAAATCTTTAATCTGTGTTTTGGTTATTTTACTCATCTTCGTTTTATTTTCTAAAGTAAAGATATAACCTATTTTTGGGACTTCCTAATTTTTTTGTCGATTTTTCTTTTCCTGTAATATACAGCCCAGTTTAGGTAGATAAAAATCAACCCAATTAATCCAAAGAATGTACCTAAAAACGCGAGGGGTCCAAACCATTCAAACATATCATATCCTTTCTTTTACTCTTTAATTATATGGTATATAATAAATACTACAAGAAAAGTGAAACTATTTCTTCATTGTTCTTCTTTTTCATCTTTGAGGATTTGATTGAACAATTCCTCTTCAGTACAGTCAGTAATATCGAGATCCATTTTCTCAATTTGATCTGACTGTTCTATTAGATCTCTATAATATTGATCGTCTTCTTTTTGGCGCTTCTCAGCATGTTCTTCGTTGGATTGAAAGAAATTACTCATTTTTTAATGTTTTTTAAATCCTTTGGGTGGGAATTCCCCGTTCATTTTATAAAACCATAATCGATATGATAATCTATATAGTGTACTATCGAACCATATGGAGACCACATTTTCCCATTCACCCGTTTTACACATAGGGCAATTTTCATTATACTCCTGATGGATACTACATATTGAGTACCACACTTCTTTCTTTAGGAATTTACCCCGGGTTCTCATGGATAGTACTTGTTAACAACCCAACCATACTCCTGTCTAGAAAGACCTAAGATTTTCGGATCTTCCGTAATCTAAGATTATTAGCCCAAACGACAAATAAAGAGTTAAACACAACAAGAGCCAATACGCTCATGTAGATATAGGTTACAGACCCTCTAAAGAATCTAGAAGCCTTGAAGATAGTCCCCAAAAACCCCAATGCAAAAGTTGACCCTAATATGACGATTACAAGCCATCCCGGGGAGAAAGGTTTATTTTCTGAATTTATTGAGAAATGTTTGAATGTCCACTTCAACCATCGATTGGGTGGGAATTGATTGTAATGGTTATCGAATTGTTCTTTTGTGATGTCTTTCCAATTACTCATTTTGATCTTGTTTGTATAAAATATAAGGAAAGTTTTTGTGAATAACAAATAATATGAAAAAAAGTTACTTAGTGGTAAAGTGTGTAGGTACAGACAAAATCCATGTCGAGGTCAAAAGACCTCCATCTACTACAAGGGCAAGGACAAAATCTAAGTCTTAGTTTCTTCCTCCTGGTAGTGATCTCCCTTCAAAGGGGAGTAATCTAACAGGCTGTCGTGGTGTTTTTCGAGAAAAACCCACAAAAAACTTTTTGATTTCGTAGACGGAGCGGTGTGATCTATAAAACTGGTCAACCTCATCGCCGTGGCGATTGGTTAATCGGTCTAATTGCGTTTAGAATTTTCATCTATATGTAAAAGAACTCTACCACTAAGTACAAAGAAAGGTAGACCTCGGCTTGTGCTCTGTCTACCTCTCACCTTAGTTATCATTAATCCTGTGATTCAGGAAGTTGCTTCAGGAATATATCAACCACTTTTTGGAAACGTGGGTCAACATCGATACGTAATGCCGCTGTGGTTTGAATCTTCGATTGACGGTCTTTTTCAAACTCAACCTTGATACCTTGAACCTTAGCAACATACTCCTTATGTGCCAACGCGAACTCATTTCGTAAGTCTCGGTTGGACTTCTCCGCTTCAGTCTCAGCATCGGCGTTGACCTTAGCGATGCGAGCATTTTCGGCAGTTGTGAGGTTATTAACCTTCGCCTTGAAGTAATTTACCCTCTGTTCATAAGAACGATGGATTGCAGCAAGCTCTTCATGGAGTTTAAGAAGACCCTCTGAGGTATGATGTTTTTCCATCTCAACAGGACTCTTCTGTCCATCCTTAATAACCATCCATTCGATAGCGGGGAGACCCGGAAGTTCGGCTCTCAACGCAGCAAGGGTTGAACCTTTATGGATGAACTGACCGACATGTGAAGCGTAAGCCTCAGCTTCAAGATATTCTGAATTCTCAGACACAGAAAGTTCTGCCCAACCAAAGTTTTCGTCCACCTCACCAAGAACCTCAGCTATGGTATATAATGGGCCTTCAGGTATCTCAACACCCGAAACATCTGCCCGTTCAGTCTTTAACCTAATAAGTATTCCGGCCTTCGACTTGGTGTTTTCCATTAAGAACGCCTGACACGCATGAAGTTCTGACTTCTCTTTAAGAAGTTCAACAACATTTTTGGGGAGGGGTTTACCCGCCACAATTATATGTTCCTTTTTACCAACAGCAACTTTTTTACTGTAATTGTTGACATTGGTTAACTTATTGCCGATTTCACCTGCTCTTTGGTGACAAAGATTAGAAATTGACTGAGCCTGTGATAGACTTAAACCTTTTGCTTGTAGCGAATTTTTTTTCATAATTTCCGAGATTTAAAAAATTAATAAGACAATTATTAGTTAATACAAGAAAAAATATACATAATAAAAACCGAAAAACAAAATAAAAATGAAAAGTTTTTAATAAAAAATCGTAACTTACGAAAGATCAAGGGAATAATCACCCTCTAAATCTTCAAATAAATCCGGAAACCGTCCACATTCCTGTGCTTTTTCATCGTCAACCTCTTCAGCATCAGCCTCACTGATGTCATCTAACGTCAACCCATGGGTCTTACATAGTTCTTTAATGTAGCCCTCACCTAAATGATGCATTTGATCAATACTTTTCCCGTCGAGATAACAGGCTTCCCAATAATCTTCTTGTGAAGATAAAATAATTACTCTTTTTTTCATATTTTCTTTTTTATTAATCCTCATCTTCTACCTGGGGGAAGTCCCCATCGCCATCACAATGTTCTGGTGGATAACCATGTTTCATGATGTTCCTATGTCTCAAGGTTCGGTTATAGGTGTTGAATATGAAATTAAGAATCTTCCCAATAATGATGACGAGTCCTAACCACATCCAAAAATTGCTGAATATATGCGTTAAAAAATCACCCATTAGTTCACAATTTTTTTCGCCTTATTTACCTGAACGGGTTTAGTACCAGCAAATTTCATAGTGTATTCGAATAACGGTATACCGGGTTTTTGATCTGTGGCAAGATCATCTGGATGAATTGACTTCTTCCACATTGGTGACCCATTAATATCACTCTTAATTTTCTTGTCCTCGACGGGTGAATAAACGATCACGGTTTCTAATGCTTCCATAGTTTTTATTTATAGTTTATTAATTATCTACCGACCTATATTCAAGATCAGTCCTTGCTCCCACCTCGTCAAGTAGTTCTTTTGTGGTGGCGTTGCCCAACCATGGTTTAGACCATATTTCATCGATTATTTTGGCAAATTCAGTTGCGAGGTCGCTGTCCATTTCTTTATTGGATGTTTTTTCACCACACCAGGACTGAGCGGCCTTTTGGAGTGCGAGACTTGATGGTTTAATTGTTTTCATATTTTAAATATACAATTAAAATGTAACAAAACAAAATTATTTCTCAGGAATATTCAACCCACCTTTGTTGTATTCAACCCAAGCCTTACAAATCAATAAGTTAATCCCTAACATATGTGACCTGACAAGATTATTCTTCCACTTACTAGGGGTTTTGAAATCATTCTGTCCTACTATCTTGGTGAATTTGTACCATAAGCCGAGAGTCCATGTTCTCCAATCGTGTTTGTGCTCAATCTCCTCAAATGGGGTTTCTTGTTTCTCGAACCTATGTCGAAAAACAAATGTGAATTGGTGTCGTCCTATATTTATGTGACCGATAGACATTATTTTTAATTTGATACAAAGATAATAAAGATTTTTGAAACTACCAAATTTTTACAGTAAAACGATTTTTCAATTCTTCTAATATAAATTGTGTTAATTTAGCTTCGTTTCTAAATTGTATTTCGTGTTGATTGATATAATTTCTTAAAGTATCTAACGGAATTTTAATTACTTTATTATTTTCTCTATCATCAAAATAAAGAATTGATGCCTGAACATAGATTTTATCATTGTCTTCATTATATTCAAAATCATTAATAACCATATTAAAATTTCCCATATTTTTAGAACCATGATGAATATGACCAGCTTTAATCGTAAATCCTAACCTATTTAATTCATCAGTAACTTTTTTTAACATATTTGTATGTTGATAGTGTGGACTATATTCATTGTCAACATCTTGGATAATTTCTTCTAGTTTTAATTTTATCATACGATTTAATTCATCTAAATCTATATCGGTATATCTGGCTTCAGCAATTTCTTCATATGAGAAATCTGGGAGATTTTCTTTGATTTGTTCAATTAATGCATCGAAATTATCAACATCTATTTCATTTTCCACAATATATTTAAACATATTACTAGGGATAAAAGTGCCGGCATATATATTGAAGGGAATTTGGTTAATTAATTCATCAGCGGCATTTTCTTCAGCCGTATTTTGGGCATCATTATATTCAGAGGCATATAATTCATTAATTTCAGTAAAATCATGTTTAGTTAAGAAATTCGTAATTGTTCTTTCTTCTTCATAAAAATTATCATATAGGTCTTTAGACGCCCCTATTTTTCTTGCTAAAAATACCATTAAATCTATATTATCTTTATCTAAACCACGATGCATATAATTTTGTTCCTCCTCATCTAAATAATAATTATTAGACCCATTTGATGCTGAGTTAATATAATCATACTCGTCATCCAATTCGAATGCATTCTTCATGTCGTCTTCAGTTAAACCTAAATTAACTAAATTATAATCACCCTCTACCTTATCAGGGCTACCATAATCAGCGATAAATTCACTATTTTTAATCATTTCAATAAGGGGGTTTTCATTATTCTTATAATCTTTTAAAGCTCCAATTAAACCTGAGGCCGCTTCATATTTTTGTGCCATTTTTTCGCTATATAACTTAATAGAATCATTAAGAATATTGAAGTCTAATTTTTTGTCGCTAAAAATTTGAACAAGATTACCAGGAGTATTATCTTTGGTGAATGTTTGTGAACTTTTGGGGTTATTTTGCCGATAGGCTGTACCAATTAAATAATTTATATTTTCTGCCGGATAATTAAAGTCCCAAATAAAGAAGTAGATACTACCACCTTTTTTATAGTTTCTCCAATAATGAGGGTCTCTCGTTATACACCAGCTAGAAGTGCATCCAAGTGTCTTTGATGCATCAAATGAATTGACATTAGCAATAATAATATTTTGGTCTGGGTTATCGTAAGCAATTTCGGCATTATTAGTGTTTTCTATTTTTGATCTGACCGAATTATAATCTTCCTTATTTTCAATTGCATTTATATAATTTTGTAAATTATCAATAAATATATTTATGTCGTTATATCCACTGACTTTTTTTATGAAGAAATCTTGTTGTTCGGGAATCAATGAATTAAATTTTCCGGCAAGTTCTTTTAATTTTTGTTGTTCTATTGGATTTAATTTCTGTTGTTGTTGTTTTAAATTTGATGGTAATTGATTATAAAAGGTTTTTAATGATCTCATACTTTCCATATCATCTAAATCTTGACGAAGTTCACGATAAGTTTGATATGTTACAACAGGATTTGGTAGTCTATTAATATGTTGGTTATTTTGTTTTAGATACTCATGAAGTTTTTGTATCTCATTAATTGGTAATTTGTCAATTAAGTAAAATCTAGTTAGTAAATAGGTGTACCCATCCCCTTTAGTAATATTAGTGATGAGATTTAAAATACTCTCACCTTCTTGTGAAGTTGTGGGGTCGAGATTTTTTCCTTTTAAAAATTTTATCGCTTGATTAGGATTTTCCAATAATAATCCCTCTTGTAAATAATATCTTTCTGTGTTTGATAGATATATTATTTTAGATGATTGTTCATTAAGATTCATGAAATGCCATTTTAGATAAATATTAACACATGCGTATTAAAATCTAAAATGTTGTTATAGTTGATTTACTATGTATAAGGCTGTCCAGCTCAACACTGTTAACAATGTTGGCCAAAATGGAAGAATGGTTATCAATCCTGTTGTATACAACATATGATATTCATCTTCACCTTTCTTAGAATGAGCGAGGATCTTTTCAATAAAATCCTCGACCATTACTAGGGTTGAAATTAATCCAAAAAAGAATAATAATGTCTTCAGTGCTATCATATTTTTATATTAAAACGGTTTCTCATTTTCTCAAGAGTTTCTTCAGGGACACCGTGGTCGTTAACACCACCATGTCTGTTCTCAACGATAATAGAAAAAACTCTATATCCCCATTTTTCTGCCATGTCATAATATGGTTTCATTTCCTTTTCAGTAGTTGACGTATTAGCTATAATAACAGGAGAAACCCCATCCATCATATAGTTATTAGCCTTTTGTTGGCACAATAAATGAGATTTTGCCACATTTGATGGCTTCCAACGATATTCGCCATCTACCATATGAAAGTCATCGGCAGTACAAATTGCATTCCCCAAAAGATGGGCGAATGTTGATTTCCCACATCCAGGGATTCCTCTTACTATAATCAATTCTTTTTTCATGTTGTTGCAAATATAAGTGTTATTATTTAAAATTCCTAATTTATTGATTTAAACTTTTATACGGACCATTGCTGAGCCATAGCTTTTGCAAAACCGGGAAAGGTCTCACTCCGGGCTCTCCGACGTTCTTCGGGTGGTAACTTCAATGTTTCCATATGCCACATCGAATCATGTCTACCATCTTTATATGTGTACAGGTTAGGTTCGACCATCTCCGTGGCCTTTAACTTCGGTAGACCCGTTAACCATAACCCTGTCTTTTTACTCTCAGGATCCCCAAAGAAGTATGGGTGGACATATTGGTCTGGTTTTCGATATCGGGTTGACATAATACCCACGGGGTTCTCAATAGCAATCCGGGGACAGTCCACCTTTGTTAATGCCATGAAGAACTTAACCGCCTCTTCCCGTTTCTCCGCCCTACCAGGGAATCTGTCTTTGAATTCGGGTTTCATCCATTTATTACCTGTCACGGTCAAGTACGTACATTCCGGGTGGAAGATACATAGGTCAAATTTCTCTCTCTCTAACAGTTTGAAAACATCCTCTTGATAATGCCACTCAGGGTGATCCCCTGAACATGGTAATAGGTCACAACTGTAAGCCTCGTGCCCTAGATCTCGGAACGCTTTACAGACGACCTGACTTTCCTCACACCCCACTAAAATTCTCATTCTTCTATCTTTTGCGGTTCTAGATACCATTCAGCAAACATCTTAAATCTTTGCATTGGTATTTTTATTTCCGTGTGATCCATTGTCAAGATCACAACATTTGGTTGGACGGAGATTCCTTGATCATTATGTGAGATCCCCTGTTCATTTAATTTCGTTGCGGTTACCTGGTCCTTACAATCACATGGTCTAAGTGTTGGGGTTCCTTTAAATTTGTCAGGAATCCAAAACCCCCGATATTGGTGGATCACCTGTGTGTTCTTTTGTTTCTTATAACATTTTTCACAGACACGATGATGCTTTGTTGCCCCCCCATATTTCCAATAAACCCATTTATGAAAACATATTTTTTTATTTCTTTCATTTCCTAATAAAATCCATAACTTGGATTTGGGAAATCCTCTCTTTATTGGTGTTGGCCTAAAATCTTTTGAAGTGAAATCTTTCATAATTACGTGTTTATTAAAACTACCGCCGATGTCGTTGGTCGGGTGAGAGAGGTGTATTTAAGTTGGTTTCTCTCTTTGACTGACCAATTCTCGTCCATATCATACTCCATCACAAATACGTGGGTGTATGTACTTCCTTGGGATTTGTGGGCGGTTATTGCCATCCCATAGTCCATGTCTTTGACGATGGTTTCTTTTTTGCTCCGGGGTGAACCGTCCCTGAACTTATTTATTGTCTTCATTAGAATATTTTCACGTCTGAACGCATAATATTTTCCCCAAGATCCCATCATTTCTCTCTTCAATCCAATCTCTTTATATTCGTCATGAAGTTCACCATACCTATGAAGATTATCATAGTCTTTGAAATCGATGATGAACACGTTTTTGTGTTTAACTTTACCATGGAGTAGGTCTTCACGTAATTTGATTTGCCAACCCATAATACCATATTTGTTTTCCGATTTCTCTGTTTTGGCAACCACTCGGTAATCTTGTGAATTGTCAATAATGTTGTATCGACCATTTGATCCTCTGACACTTCTATATCCCATAAGAATATCCGACATCTCAATAACATCAGCACCCTTACCGAACAACTCATTCCTAATGGAACTATTAGCCCCCTGAACGGTTACATTTTTCCATGCAATGACTTTGGCAAAATCGATATCTCTTTGAAACTCGTCTGATTGGTACTTTTTAATAATCAAATCCTTGAACATACCTCTGTCCTCAGTAAAGATAACACCCTCACCTATCTCATTCATCATGGTCTCTTTCTTCAACCCACCATGAGCCTCTTCTAGATTATCTCGTAGTTCACTATACACCTTTGACAATGGATTACTTTGGTTTTGACGTTCTATTTTTGTTAATTGGAAAAACTCGTTAGTCTCCCAGTCGAACACCACGCTCGCCTTTTCACCCACTGGTGGGATTTGAGCTGGGTCACCCATGAACAATACTTTGGTGTCCTGACCGTCAACCGTCCGAAGAATCATATAATAGAGATCTTCATTAATCATCGACGCCTCATCAATGATAACCAAATCATAATCATTAATGGTTGGGTCTGCGATTGCGTTAAACTGTGGATAATTAGGGTTGAAGTTGTCTAAGTCGACATCGGGTCTTAATCCTAGTAAGGAATGTAAGGTCTTTCCCTCCCTGTCTGTTGTACCCATAATAACCTTTTTGGCCTTATGGGTCGGGGCACTCACAACCACATCGCCTCGGTATTCATCGAGAATCTTTTTGATACAAGTGGTTTTACCTGTGCCTGCGTACCCCGCCAGAGTGAACGTATAATTGTCCTTATCACCACTTTTTAACCATACCCGGATCTTATTGACCGCCTCGTATTGTTCATCGTTAAACGTAATCAATTTCCCAGTTGGAAGAACTAATTGATTATCATTTACGTGACCCTCGTACAGTTTTTTCTTTTTTCTCGGCATTTTGTAACTTTATGATTTTGTTTTTTAATGACCATATTCTCATTGTACCTAACTTGGCTACTTTGAATTGTTCTTCCTGTGTTAATTTCCTAGCATCCTTACGAACCGTTGCCTTCCTTTTTATGGTGGCATATATATCATTCCGGGTCGACCATTGACTCTTATAACATGAGATAATCCCAGCATGTTCAGGGATTAGTTCAGTACAGGTTTCTAACAATTTTTCTGGTAAGGCATAATAAAACTCTCTTATCCTCACATCAGAGTGGTCATGTTTCTTTTTGAAATCGGCAAGCAAATCTGCCCGTGTTCTTTTTATCTCAACTTCTATTGTATAACGAGAAGTTTTTATTATAAACAAGTCAGCCTCATGATTTAAAAATCCCCATGAAAGATTTGGTACAATAATATGGGTTCTAACACCAAAGAAACGGGAAATCGCCTCCTCCATTTCTATCGTTGTCATCTCCTTTACTTTCGGCTTAGTTACTTTCTTAGTTACTTTCTTAGTTTTCCTCTTGGTCGGTTTCTTCCTTTTGACTGCCATTCGTATATCCCATTACGCAAACTTTTTATTTCTGAGTAACTCTCTCAGGAAGTGGTTTTTATCCCCACCCATAATATCTTCTTTCCAATTAATGAATTGTTGCCCGAAGTCTTCGGCCCAATCTTCCACTGGCGTCGTCATCACTAATAAACGAGTGCTAGTCTTCTCCTTCTCTTCAGCTTGGGCAGACATGAAATCCCAAAACTCTGGGTAATCTACCTTATTGAATACCCTTTCATCAGCAATGAAATTAACACACGCAAGTGCGTCGTTCAGGTCAGGTTCCGTGAAATATGCGATCTCAATCTCGTTCTCAATTAGGTCATCAGCAATCTGATTCAGACCACCAACAGACACCATGTTAAAATCCCGGGTGGAGTTTGTTGTCCCACCATTATAGATAATAAACGTTTTCCATTTCTCCAGGAAAGTCCATACAACGTGCATAGGATCCCACCTACCATATTTTAGTGCGTATTCACCAAGAGCGTGACCCGCTTGGATTCCTTGTTGGATTGGCATAATGTTATAGGGGACGAAGAAATACATCCGATATTCTAAATCTATCGGACACCCACCATTTTCGAGGATTTCTTCTTTGGTTGCGTAACGTTTAATCTTTTCATATGGAACGTCAGTCATATCGTCAGCTGTGATTTTCACAACCTTACCGTCTGTGAGTACGACCCATTGGCCGATCTCGATTTTTAGTGCGTTTTTGCTCATAGGTAAAATATATAGAAAAAATGTGAGAATTCCAAGAAACTACTTTAATAATTGTCCATTTTAAAATAGCTTTGAAAGATATTCAATACTCACCTTTGTTTGTTCCATTTCTTGTCTGATGATCTTTTCAGTGGGTCCGTCATTGCTTCCGTCTAAATGATCCTCAAGTATCCCCACCAGGTTCAGTGGAGGACTGAGTTTATTCCGGATATCCGCCCCAACCTCTCCTGACTCAATAAAGTCATATTCCACAACTTCGAGATTATCATAATCAATATCTTTTCCAGGAAAGCTTGTCTCATAGTATTTTCTCAACACCTCAATTGATGCGGTGTCAGCAAGAATATCAGGGGTGCCTGCTGTTGCAACCATCCCACCTTCAAGAATGTGTACAAATTCTTTGGTGTCTTTAAATCTTAATGTTTTTACTTTCATATTACTTTCTTTTTAATCTAAAACTGTTTCCTTGTTTATTGGCTTTCTTTTTCCATTCCTCTATAATTTCCAAAGCAATGGTTTCTGCCATGTACTCGGTATTAACACAATACGGTAAATCCGGGTGTTTGATGTCTTGACCGTTAGCGGTCGCCACACCATACCAGAGATTCTGCCCGGGCTTTGCCATACCCTGACGTTGTTTCAACTCGACCTCGACAACCAATTCCTTGGATACTCTGTCAATGGCGTACTTTTGACTATATGTTCCGTGCAGTTCCATTTTTTCCTATATATTCGTAAAACCATCGTCCAAACATATTTGGTAATATCGGATTATTAGTGAACCCATATAACCCACAGGAGAAGAAATCGTGAACTTCGATAACAAATGTCCCGCCATCATTTATCCCTACATCAAGTGTGTAGGCAATGGGGGCTTCCTTCGACGATTCATAAACCTCAATCATTCTTTTTATTGTCTGGACATCGGGGAACATGGTGTATTCTCCCACGTAATGTTGTAACCCCTCCAATTTCCCTTTATAGACAAACACCCGCCATTCACTGTTGATATTTATGTAATTAGATATTTGATAATTCCCTTTAGGGGTGTCACCCACGTCCATTCCTTGTTTGAACGCCTGATTAAATCCCTTAATCACATCATTACTCTTCACAATAGTCCGACTATATTCATTGACGGCAGATTGAATATCTTTTTCATCCCCATTGAAAATCTCCCTACCACCATAATAGAAAAGTGATGATGGAACATTTATGGGTTTGGGGGTTAACCCGTGAAACTCTTGGAGAAACTGAGTAACAAACTCAACACTCCCGACAGGAATGTATGTCCGATGATACTTCTTAAATACGGGGTCTTCAAGGATACCTTTGGAGTTATACTTGGTGTTTAGATACCGTACAGTCGCACGTTCCACATCATGTCTTATCCAGTTATGAAATCTTATAGCTTCAAGTAACGTGAACGAAAAGTCGTGTCTTATTTGATTTTCTATTTTCTGAATTACGAATTTCATTATTTTAATTTATTTTGAAGTTTTTGTTTAAAAAGTTTCACGGTTGCTCCACCAATGGATTTATTAACAGTTTTTGACTCAACAACTTCATCTCTCCCTTCACGATATACATCTTCAATCATGGCTTTGATAATATCGCCCATTGATTCCATACTAACGTCAGCAGGAAATTTCTGTAACACGTGCTCAAGTCTGAGGTTGGTTACCCATTCTTCAGATATCTCTTTGGCGTCACTTAATACTTTGAGGTCTTCTTCACTTATCACCCTTTTGGTCTTGGTTTCCATTTCTTCATCGGGTTTGTATTTACTAATAACCCTACCACCATTATTGGTACGCATTTCAACCAATGGCCTCAATACGACCCCCTCACGTTTATGACCAACACCCATCCCATTACGAATTGCCTGTTCGGACATCTTATCACGTTCAATTGTGAGATTCTCCAAATTCACTTCAATTTTTTCATAAGCAACAAACTCGATATTGAATTGTTTACATACGTCCTCGGCATTCGGTACGTTCAACCACACATCACCTACCTTGACATCAAATGCGATAAACTTAGATTGTTTTCCATATGTATGTGACATACCCTGACACTCGCCACCGTAATGCTCACCAAAGATAACGGCATTTTGGTCGGGGAAAATCTCTTCGAATTTTTTAATTAAAAAGTCTTCATCGAATAACGATAAGAAGAGTTTGTGGTTTTCACCAGTGAAAAGGTTGATTTGTTTAGTCTCGAATTTCCAACCCAAGTGAGCGGAAGTCCCATGTATCTTCTCAAGCGCAAAAACCTCTTTGTATAAGAGGATTGTTTGTGACTTATAAAGTTGAGAAATATGTAAGTACCCCATAACTAATTGATTTTGTGTTATAATGCTGCTTTATCAATTTCATAGTTAAATTATATTTTTAATATATTTTGTATGTCCTCAATTGCTTCTCTGGTTTTCTGGGCATCCTCTTCATTATCGTCACCAATCTCACAAACTGGGAGAGGATATTTGTCTCTAACCTCTTTGATTGTTGGAAATCCACAATCGCCGCCACTCTGTTCCCACATACATTTACCAGTATAACACATTAAAATGATGTTTTATTATACAAAGATATGATAATTTTTCATCATTCCAAAATTATTTTAAAAAATCTTGTTTAAATACGATTTTTTCATTATTCTATGATATTTATTAATAAAACCATGAGTAGACCAAAGTTAAAAGAATCGGATAAAAAAGTAAAACTTAGTATTACTATTTCCAGAGAAATTAATAAAAGATTAGAAAAATTAACTAAAAACAAATCCAATTTTATTGAAGAACTAATTAAAAATATTAAAGTATGAAACGTATTGAAAATAAAGTTTATTTAATTTATAAATTCACTAATAAAACTAATAATAAATCATATGTTGGATTTACCTGTCGGGGTATTGAATTGAGAAAATATGAACATGTTTATTTAAGTACGACCGATAGTAAATTTAAAATTCATCAGGCAATTAGAAAATATGGTATTGAAAATTTTAATATTGAAATATTAGAAGAAAATATAACTTCGTTACCTAAAGTAAACTCCCGTGAAATATTTTATATTAACCATTTCGATACATATAAAAATGGATATAACATGACTATTGGTGGTGGATATCGATGTGACTATGTTCTTTCTGACGCATCAAGAGAAAAAATGCGACAAGCCAAATTGGGTGTGAAACAAAGTATTGAAACAAGAAAGAAAAGATCGGACGCTTTACGAGGTGTACCTAAATCAGAAGAACATAAGTTACACTCAGGTAACGCACTTAAAGGTTTAAAAAAATCAAAAGAAACTTGTGAAAAAATATCAAAAATGTTGATTGGTAAATTATCGGGAGCAAAAAATCCTGCCGCAATTAAAATTAATATATGTGATAATAATGGAAAATTGAAATTTGTGTGCGATGGTAATTTTGACGCCATTTGTAGACAAAATGATTTACCGTCACATGCTCTTAGAAGATCATATTATAATGACGGTAAACCAATTTATAGTTATAAATTTATGAAAAAAGAAGTGCTAAATAGATATGGAAAAAATATTGGATGGTCGGCAATCAAATTATAAAAGAGAACACGACTTATCTATTTCAATACATTCATTCAATGTATTTGCAATGGTTTTATCATTTCGTAATAATTTATAAACAGGATGTAAAGATGAATAGTTACCCTCATTATCCTGAGATATACCAGAACATTTGATTTCAAGGATCTTTCCCATGAGGATATCTTGGTTGTTTGTAATATACCCCATGTCATCTTCGGATATACCCGTCGGAGAGGTCTTTAAGAGACCCTCATCGGACTCAACGTCTAGGGATGATATCAGAGTAGCATTCTTACCTGTACCGTAGTTAAAACCGACGATACGGAGGTCTAGGTTGATTTCCTTTTTCACCTTTATTTGTGACGAATGTTTACCGTCTTTCCAAACCCCGTCCATACTCTTAACAACAGTGCCTTCACCGTTTTTCTTCAGGATCTCAATGAAATGTTCCATCACCTCTTCAATGGTTGAAACTTCTTTCGTTGGAACTACCAACAATGTGTTGTATCCTTTCAAGGTACACATTAACTCATTGAGTCTGTCCTCGTATGGTCTCGTACATTTTCTTGTGTAGTATTCATCAAGGGTTAATATGTCCCAAGCGACGACCCGGATTCGGTCTAGAGCGTCTTGATACGGGAGATGTTTCTTTTCGAGTTTTGTGATATCTTTGGTGGGGTCTTTACCTTCTGATTTCTTGGTGGCAATTGTGATGAGCGACGAAATGATCCCATTACTTTCATATCGGTCAATACCCTCCATGATCAATTCGGCATTGATTACGCAATCTTTTAGTCCTTCTAACTCAGTTACGAACAATGGATTCTCCAAGATTGTTGGTTCACCCTGTCGGGATTCATTAATTACATCACCACCCATAATGACGATATTAATGAACCTTCCGTCCATCTTTTCCTGACTGTAACAAGTACCACCCGCCAGGAGTTTGGTGATAAGGTCTTTGGAATAGGGTTTACAACCCATGTAACCTGTTTTCTCGATCAGTCCAGGGAACACCTTATTGATGTTACGTGTACCCATACCAATCTTACAGTCCTTTTCAATGATACGTTCAATAATATATGCATCATCTTTATTAAGTGACTCAAGGACACCTTCAAGGTGATTAATCCCGTCGTGACCAGTGAGAATTCTTTCACTCAGTTTTGATAACTCATCTAACCCCCATTCCAAACTATTAGGAAATGGAAGAGCGTCTTCCGAATATCGGGGGATTTGTTTGATATAGAACTTAACTCGTTTTGAGTTAGCCATATAGAGAACATGTTTGAGTAGTTTGTTATCTACGTACTTAGTGAGAATATTCATCTTCTCATTCGTACCTGATTCATTTGCAATCTCGTCAAAAATCTTTTTAATGGTCATAATGATCATAATTTTTTTATTTTAAAGATGGTGAAATATCAATAATTGGTGCGTTGGGTCTTTTCCCACATCTAAATATCTTATTAATAGTTAGTAAATCACCATTTAATGATATTAATTTATGATTAATAGTTAAATTTTTCGCTTTAACTAAACCCCTTTGTGTTAATACAAAATGATCTCCCGAAAACATTGGATCATCTAAATTTTGTTTAATGGTCATAATTTTTTTGTTTTTACGTTGATACAAAGATAATAAAGATTTTTGAAACCACCAAACAATTAAATAGATATTTATGGTTATATACATATATTATGAACATATTCAAAAAATTCATCGGCCTTTTTCAAAAAAAGGCAACACCTCAACCAGTATTAAAGAACTTTGGTTGGAAACGTGACTTACCTGACCACAGGGACTTCAAATTTAAAATCACAGCCCCAGTAGAATTACCATCATCAGTTGATATGAGAAAAAACTGTCCTCCTGTGTATAATCAATATAGTTTGGGTAGTTGTACCGCAAACGCCCTTGGTGGAGCGTTCCAATTTGAACAAATAAAACAAAATCAGGAAGATTTTGTTCCTTCAAGATTATTCATATACTATAATGAAAGGGTAATTGAAGGCACAGTTAAAGAAGACGCTGGAGCGATGATTCGTGACGGTATTAAAACAATGGTAAAAGAAGGGGTATGTCCTGAGAAAATGTGGCCATATAGAACATGTAGATTCAAGAAACGACCTTCAGCAGATTGTTACACCACAGCATTAGATAACCAAGTATTAGAATATCT